AAATGGGAAAACTGATAATTGGTTAAAAATTAATGTTCAAAGACGAAAACGAGGCGGGAGATCAACAGGATTTATTCTTACTCCGAACCATAAAATTTTCGTTAGAGAAAATAATTTAATTGTTGAAAAATTCGCATCTGAATTAAAAATAAACGATAAAGTTCTTATATCTGGAAATGTTCTAACACATAATGTTAAACAATTCTTAATGGGGACTTTATTGGGTGATGCTTCTTTTTCTGAAAAAAGAAATATTCAAATATCGCATTCTGATGATAATCAAAAATTCTATAATGAATTTATTGAAAATAATTTCCAAAATATTTTTTCCAAATCAAAATCCAGTCAAAGTGGATATGGTAGCAACATGAAAACTCATTATAGTAGGGCATTTCCAGAAATAGAGGAATTATATGACGATATGCACCCTAACAATAATACATCAAAGGAAGTAACGTTAGATTATTTAAATAAATTAAGTCCTGTCGCACTGGCGACTTGGTATATGGATGATGGCTCAATCATATCACATAATGGAGAAGGAAGACAATATAGATGTTCATTGCATTGTCAGGGATTTGGGACAGATAACGTAAAATTAATTGAGTCTTGGCTTAATTCTCGTGGATATTATTGCAACACAATAAATGAAAACATAGAGAAAGGCACTGAAATCAGATTTACTGTTGAAGGAGCTGCCTCTTTCTTATATACTATTGCTCCTTATGTACTGTTTGATTTCAATTATAAACTTCCTGAAATTCTTCATAATATTGAAAAAATATCTTGGTGGAAGCATTATTTAAATGAATATGATTGTTCAGTACTCAATGCGAATATTGAAGCAATTGAAAGTTATACGCCTTTAGAAGATGGCTTAAAGTTTAAATATGACATTGAAGTTGAAGATAATCATAACTATTTTGCTAACAATATATTAGTTCATAATTCTGGTATTCAGAAAAGCGTTGGTATTTCACAGCTTCCTAAGATGTTTGTAATTTTTGCCGTTAAGATTGATGATGTATATCAGGACATGAAGAATTTCACACATCTGAAGGTCGAAGATCAGCAAATTTACAACATCATGCAGTTTCCTAACTTTTCAATTGAAATCGATTTTAATTCACCTGAATTAATGCAGAACAAATTAATTGAATTGACACAAGGTGTTGAAAAGGAATGCCCTGTTGCAAAATATTTTGGAGTTGAAGGTGTTGGAGAAGGTATTGTATGGGAATACATTAACGGTGAAGAACGATATATCTTCAAAGTTAAAGGTGAAAAGCACCAGAACTCAAAGGTTAAGACACTTACCACTGTTGACGTAGAAGCTGTTGAAAACATCAATTCATTCATTGAATATGCAGTTACTGAGAACAGATTATTGCAGGGTGTTGACAAAATGAAAGAATTGGGTCTGCCTATTGAACCAAAAACAACTGGTGAATACCTTAGATGGGTATATAATGATGTTGTTAAGGAAGAAGCCGATACAATGGTTGCAAACGGTATCGATCAAAAGAAAATCGGTAGTGCAATATCTGCAAAAGCAAGAATGTTTTGGCTGAATTATTTAAATAGTAATTTTAATGCATAATAAAATGACAGACATAGAAAAACTTCAGAAATTTTTATTTACTCATTTACCATTAACTTCATGGGATTATGAAGGTTATAAAGAAATACAGCCAGTTTATGAAGCTCAAACAGATTGGAATCAAACATTGATTACTAAAATCAATCAGACTTCTGCAACAATATTTAAGGATACATTGAAGGGTGGTGCAAATGTTGTTATAATATCTGACAGCATGAAGGATATCTTCAAAACCTTAGAATATTTTACACAAGAAGTAGAAAATAATTACAAAATCGGTATTCTTGGTGGAAGATTTCAGGTTTATTGTATTCCAGATTTAACGATGATAAAATTGGGAATACCTGATGCAAACCATCAGCTTAAAGAAGTTGATTACGACATTAGTAAAGTATATGTTTGTAAATTAAAAGACACTGATAAAATATTTGATATAGAAAATTACATCAGAGTCGGAGTAATAACCATACATAAAAACGTTCCTTTATTCGAATAACAATGGCAACGGAAATTAAAATCAGCATTAAAAACTGCAGTGAATGCCCTTTCTTTAAAAGTGTTCCACTATTTGCAATAGAAGAACGGGTATATACCGCAGATAGCTTTGAAATGGCATTCAATTGGTTTTGCAATAAAGCACATGGTAAAAAATAGCAGGATATGTTGAATGGAATGATAAAATACCTGTACCTGAATGGTGTCCAATTAAAATATAATTAATAAAAAATAATATGAAATACGAAGAAGCAAAACAACTTTTGATTAGAAGTTTGCAATCAACATCAAACAGCACTAAGGCATGTATTATTTATGGTGAGAAAGCATATACTGCTGCTGAATTAACCAAAGAAATTGAGGATGAAACAGAAGTGGGAAAAAAACATATTGAACTATGCATGGAAACCATGAATAAAATAGATGAAATATTGTTAAATCAACCACCAAAAAAATGGTGGCAATTCTGGAAATAATATGGGGCGATATTCACGTAAAGATATGATTGAGTTTGCTAATTATGCAAAAAGTTGGTACACACCAAGAAAAGTCAGTGAGGCATATAAACGTTATTTAAAGGGAGATAGATTATTTACAAAAAAGAAAAAGAAATGAAAATTAAAAAAGAATTAAATCTTGATTATAGTCTTGTTAAATATTATGCATTAAAATTTAAAATATCATGATAATACTATACATTTACTTAGTAATTTGTTTTATTTGGGGATGTTTTGCTGTTTATAAAAATCATCAATATCCTATAAAACCAACCACAATTAATCATTTTGTGGTATTTTTAATTAATTTTTTTTTATTTCCTTATTGTTTATATATTGCAATAAAACGTAATAAAATATGAATATAGAATTTCTTGAACGCATTAAGTCAAAAAGAGAAAAACTCGAAGAAGTCAAACTTGCATTAAAAGATAAATTTATTGGGATTGATGATGTTATTGATAAAATAATTGATAGTATTTCGCTCTGGTATCTAACACCTGAACTTCAATTCAGACCACTTATAGTTTCGTTGTGGGGAATTACTGGTGTTGGTAAAACTGACTTGGTTCGCACTCTGGTTAAATTATTAAAATTTACAGATAAGTTTATTGAAATCCAAATGGATATGAAGAATGATTATTCAAGAAATGTTGAAAATTTTCTTGAAAGTAGTGGTATTGATGCTGCAGAACCAGCAATACTTCTTCTCGATGAAATCCAGAGATATCGTACTTTAAATGAACAAGGTGATATGGTTGATAATAAATATTTTAATGATGTTTGGATGCTGCTTTCAGATGGTAGATTTCAAAATAATTCACAACGCAGAGTTGAAATAATGGATTTATTGTATGAAGAAATGTATTATTCTGATAGAATACCTGATGATGGAGAAAATGAACCTGATGAACCAGAAGTGAAAAAAAATGGAAAGCATATAAAGACAGCACCCAAACAAAAAAAACCAAAAATCTATAAATATAAAACATCATACTGGATTGCAAGTCGTTTTAAAAAAATGCTTAATTTGAAAATTTCTGCAGAAGAAATTATGAGAATGAGCCTTGAACAGCGAACGGAAATTATGGAAAATAGTCTTAAATTAGGTAACGTTAATGAGGGTAAATCATATGAAAAACTTTTAATTTTCATATCAGGTAATCTTGATGAAGCATTTGTAATGGCTGATGAAGTTGAAGATAGTGAAAGGGATGCAGATATTTATCATGAACTTAGCAAAAGAATCAATATCATTCATATTAAACATGCACTTTCAAAACAATTTAAACCAGAACAGATTGCCAGATTTGGAAACAATCATGTTATTTATCCGTGTCTGGATAAGAAAAGTTATTATGAAATCATTAAAAAAAATTGTGCAGTAATTCTTAACAGGGTAGAAACTGAACATCATATTAAAATTTCCTTATCCGATAATATATATGATGCAATTTATAGAAATGGAGTGTTTCCAACTCAGGGTGTAAGACCTGCAATATCAACTGTTTATAATTTGCTTGGTAGTAATTTGCCATATTTTTTATATCTTTGTCTTGTAAATGATTTAAATGAAATTTCTCTTGATATTAAAAATAATTTTTTATTTACAATTATTAATAATGAATCATATTATAAAGAAGTTGTTCTTGATATTGATCTTATTCGTGAGGGTAAAACAATTGATGAAAAAATAATCGTGATTGTTCATGAAATTGGTCATGCATTATTATATGGTTTATTATATAAAACTCCACCAAGACAAATTAATGTAAATAGTTCTGGTTTTTCAGAAGGTTTTGTTATTAATCATAGTTCGATTGAAAATAAAACGTTTATAAGAAATCGTATTGCAGTTTACTTGGGTGGTATTGTTGCTGAAGAACTTGTTTTTGGTGAAGATTTTAAATCAATTGGTGCATCTGCAGATATAACAAGTGCAACAGATACTGCAGGTAGTTATGTTAGAAGATATGCAATGAATGGAACTATTTCAAGAATAATTAAGAAAGAAGCACCACAAGGATTAGAATTAAATTATAACACCGAAAAAACTGATGAAATCATTGAAAACATATTAGGCGAAGAAAAGAAAAGGGCAAAAGATTTGCTGAATAAAAACATGAGTACTTATAAAGCACTTATAAGATATGCAATAAAAAACAATAAAATAGGTGTTGAACATTTCCTTGAAATTTGTAATGAAAATGGTTTAAAATTAAAGCAAACAGAAATTAACGATAAATTAAAATATTCATACGATAAAATGGTGGATAAATTTTTGGAGTAATAATTATAACTTTTTCATTTAATTATACGTATAATCAATATGAGATATATTCAACATAAATCAGGTCAAAAACTTCATTTAGTATTTGAAATTGAAGGAAAGTTAACACATCCCATTTGTGGTAGAAAATTTGGTAATTATAGAATGTCAATTAATGTACCGTTGGGTAATTTATGTAAGAAATGTAATCAGAGATTTAATAGCAAAAATTTTAATTCAGTTAAATTTATAAGATTAAATTTACCAAAAAATTTATTTTGAAAAACAGATAATTATGAATCCATTATTTGAAAGAATTGAAGTTAAAACAATTGATGATTTACCAAAAAAAGAAGGACTTTATGTCATAAAACTTTTTAATGGTGGAATAAGAGAATATATATATTTTAATATTGATTATAACATAAAATTATGGCTTCAAAAAGTAATATGGTATTATCAACCCGTTAGTGAAGAAGAAGTACAAAAAGAATTATGTATATATCCAAGGATAAAAAAAAATGCATGACTTTATTAAAATTTTTAGATGGATTATTAACGGCACTTATCATAACTGGCGCATGTGTTGCAATTGGTTTTATTATATTTTTAAGAAAACATGAAATTGACAATAAGAAAGAAATAAAGAAAATTAATAACAAATAAAATGAATGAAGAAACGATTTTAACAAAAAAAGCATATTTTTTTGTACCATATAATATTAGTGCAGCGCAAATCGGCATACAGGCAGGACATTCTCTTGGACGTTATGCTTTGAAATATGGTAGAAATGACCCTAATCATATTATTTGGGATTTTCTTGAAAATCACGAAACATGGATTGTTCTTGATGGTGGTACAACTGATGATAGCAGAGATTTTCAGGGTGTTGCTGCAGGTACAATGAATCAAATTGGTGATTCATTACTTGAAAATGATATTGAATTTTCATATTTCATCGAACCTGATTTGAATCATGCACTTTCTGCACTTTGCTTTATTGCTGACGAAAGAGTGTTTGACAGAGAACTTTATCCAGATTTTATTGATTATTTTATTAATACTTATATGACTAATTCACTTCCACAGTATATTGTTGCAATGAGAATGACACCACAAGAAGAACTGGAAAAAAATATTCATTATAAAGAATGGGTAAGACTTGTTGGTGGAGTAAAAAATGTTTTTCTTCGTGAATTATTAAAAGATAAACATTTAGCATAATGATGTTTAAAAAAATGGGTAATATATTATTTTTAGTTATGATTTTATACATATTAATTCACATATTTCTATTTTAATAATGGCAGTAAGAGGGAAAAGAGGAGTCTTAAAAGTAATAAAACCGACTGAAACTCATCGTGATTTATGTTTTTCTCTGGCAGAAGCAAAAGGTACAAACTTTATTGAAGTTCCATTAGGTAGTGTCTGGCTGAGTAAAGATGGATTGGGAGTTGCGGATGTAATATCAATTGATTATTCATATGTTAAATTCATCATGAATATTTTTGAATGTAAAGTTACACGATCAGATTTTATACAAGACTTGAACACAAAAAAATATGAAAAATATTTACCATATTGTAACAGATTTTATTATGCTTGTTTAGCAGGTATTACAACTGCAGAAGAAATGCCACCAGATGTTGGGTTAATGGTGAAAGGTGAAAAAGGATGGAAAACAGTGAAAGCAGCAAAAAAAAGAATTATTGATATTCCACAGGAAGCACTATTATCAATGCTTTTTTTCAAAGGCAGAGTTTACAATAGTAGAAGAATTGAATTATCAAATAATTATTATGGAGTACATGCATTACAAAGAAGTCAGTTAAAGGGATTTGGAAAGAAAATTCAGGATATGATATTAAATTATAACGATCTTGAACTTAGATATAGAAATCTATTGTACGAATATACCGAATCGTTGAATGTATCTGATGAGGAAAGAAAAAGAATAAAAGACGAATGGAAAAATTTAACATACTCAAGTAAAAATAGAAGATAATGAAAAATATTACAGAAAAAAATTTATTAAATCTTGGCTTTAAAAGACAAGATGTTAGCGAAGAAGAATCTGGTGATAAACCATATTATTACTTCACATATGAAATAGATAAGTTATGTCTTATCAGTAATTCAAATGATGAATGTGTTGATGGCAAATACGATATTGAATTTTATGACTATGTTGATTCGGTATGTTTCACTGATATTAAAATACTTACAAATCTTATCAAAATTCTTAAGTCAAATAAAGTTTAATGAGCAAACGTAGAACGCCATATAAAGGTATTTCAAAGAATTATGACTTCAATAAGTTGAATACATCACTTGGTGATAAAACTATTATTGTTAATAATAAACTTGCAGATAATCAATTACTTACCCTGTCTGGCAAAATTATAACGTTTAATGACCAACAATATGAAGGTATTAATAAAATTCGTGCTTGGCTAAAAAGTGATAAGACATTCTTTTGTTTAGCTGGATATGCGGGTACGGGAAAAAGTAGTATTGTAAAGAAAATGATTGATGAATACCGTTATGGTGTTGTTGTGTCAGCACCTACTCATAAAGCACTTGGAGTCATTGAGAATTTAACTGGATGTAAAGGGGTCACCACTCATTCTTTACTTGGATTAAGACCTGACGTATCCATCGATTCGTTTGACCCCAATAACCCAATTTTTAATCCAATAGTACCGCCAAAAATAAATGATCATAATTGGATTGTTTCAGACGAATCATCGATGGTGAATAAGCCATTATTTGAAATGATTAAAGAAAAAACAATGGGACATAGAACAAAAATATTGTTTATTGGGGACCCATGTCAAATTCCGCCTGTTGGAGAAAAGATGAGTGTAGTATTTTTTCAAGACGATATTGAAATACACACACTTACCAAAGTTGAAAGGCAAACTGATGATAATCCATTATTATTTTTATATAATGATTTAAGAAACAATTTAGATTCATTAGATGGTGGATTTTTAAGAAAATCTAATGTAAATAGTAAAGGAGAGGGAATAATATTCACCACAAATAAACAAGAATTTAGAGAATCAATATTCAAAGAATATAAGACTGAAGAATTTCAAAAAAATAGTGATTATGTAAAAACAATTGCATGGCGAAATATTACTGTTATGCAATCAAATAAAATAATAAGAGATGAATTAATTGGAAAAAATAAAGATGTCATTGAGATCGGTGATTTAATCAGTGGCTATCGATCAATACTAAATGAAAAACAAAACTATATTATAATTGAAAACTCCACAGACTACCACGTTGTAGAAAAGTCAAGTCTCGAAGAAAATAAATATGATATAAAGGGATTTCAAGTGAAACTTCGTGAAGATTTACCAAAAGGTAAATTTAAATATGATGATGTTTTTATTGTAAATAGTAACGACCACAATAATTTACATCATTATGCCGAAATGCATGATTTTTTTAAAGATATGGCAAAGGATAATAAAAAACTTTGGAAAAAATATTACGAGTTTAGACGTAATAATTTAATTATGGTCAATATTGATAAATTTCGCAACGAAATGTTTCGCAATACAGGAGAGGTTATTTCCAAAGACCTTGATTTCGGCTATTGTATAACTGGACATCGAAGCCAAGGTTCAACGTACAATAAGGTTTTTGTTATTGAAAACGATATTCGAAAAAATTGGGTTATTAAAGAACGAAATCAAATTTTTTATGTAGCGGTTTCAAGACCAACCACATTAGCTACAGTACTTTCTAATAGAATTGATTTATAATTAAATTATGTACCAACCTTTAAATGCTCCACTTTTTATTTTTCTCTTATTAGTATATGATTTTTGAAATATTGAAGATAAATTCATTTTTTTTAATTCGGCTTGAAGATTAATGCATTCAAATTTATATTTTAAATTATTATTTTCATCATATATTTCATAACATTTAATATTAAAACGATATTTATTTGATTCAATAATTTTATTAATAGTTTCTTCAGAATGTTTATACCATTTACGACTTTCTATCATTTTTTCAATATGTTCCTTGGTTAATTTCCGTCCTAAACAATTTTTATTTCCTAAATGTGCTTCGCCTATTTTTCGTTTTTGCTCTTCAGTTGCTTTATATCCTTTATGAGAATCACTTAATTTTTGTCTATGTTCTTTCGTAAGTTTTTTACCAATATGTGTTATTCTTAACTTTTCTTTAGATTCTTCAGAATGATGTTTGCCTAAAAACGACCTACTAGAATTTTCACTTAATTTTTTTCTTGTTTCTTCGGAACATACTCTAAGTTTACTTGCTGCTCCGATTTTTAATTTTGTTTCGTCAGACATTTTATAATGATCACCACCAGTTGTTAAATTTAATCCATGTTCGGTATTAAATGTATCATAAAGTTTAATATAATATGCTTCTAAATCATTAAGTTCGGATTCTTGACATTCATGAATTAATTCAAATATATGTATATCCCAACCATATTTAATAATAGAATGGTATAATTTTTGTTGACATTTACATCTAGCGTTTTTATAATTAGTAATTCTTGATTTTATATTTGCCGATTGACCAATATAAATCTTGCCTGTTGGTGACGTTATTTTATATATACCACAAATTTTATTCATAATTATTTTTTTTCATATCCCTGTTTATTAAGTCTGTAAAATACTGCGTCACCGTAGTAAAATTCTTCTCAGCAGTCTTACGCAGATACTCCAATTGTTTTGGATGTATTCTAATTGTATACAATTTTTTAATTTCTTTATTCTTCATAATAACAACGTATTTACACATAAATACTAAAAAATAATTAAAAATGCAAGTAATTTCAAAAAAACATTCATATATTTGTAACTTATTTAATAAAATATTCGTATAATAGTATTATGAAAGAATTTTTAAAAACACGGATTAAATGGAAAGTATTTGCAGAAGAAATGATTATTATTTTTGTATTTCTTATCCTCTCATATTTTGCAGGTAATAGCAAATTTCCACATAATTTTTGGTTTGTACCAGTTGTTACAATAGGCATAGGACTTGCAGTATTATTTCACGTTTATTTAAACGATAAAATTAAAAAAGAAAAGGAAGAAAGAAATGGAAAGAATAACAAATAAATATGTATTTTTTTGGAACAGTGAACTCTCTAATTGGTTTCCTGTTAAATTCAGATATAAAAATATCACATTTTTTAATTCTGAACAGGCATTTATGTGGGAGAAAGCAGTATACTTTGGTGATATTGAAACTGCAAATCTAATTTTAAAAACATCTAATCCCAGAGACAATAAAGCATTAGGACGTAAAATTAAAGATTTTGATGCAAATAAATGGTTAATTGCAGGATATCCAATTATGATTGCTGTGAATATGGCAAAATTTGGTCAAAATTCAAGACTTAAAAGCGTTTTATTATCCACTGGAGATAAGACAATTGTTGAAGCCAGTGAACATGATATCGTATGGGGTGTAGGTTTACATTGGTCAGATGATAGAGTTCTTGATGAAAAGAATTGGAGAGGACAGAACCTTTTAGGTAAGGCATTAATGTGTGTGAGAGATGAGATTCGAAAAAATCAATAAATTATTTTTTTATTAAACGACTCTGTACACTATTAAATGTATTATATAATTTAATATAATATTTTTCCAAATCATTTAGTTCAGACTTATCACATTTATGAATTATTTCAAAAATATGTTTATTCCAACCATATTTTTTAATTGAACGACATAATTTTATTTGATGTTTAGAACAAGATTTTTTATATGACGAATATCTACGCTTAATATCAACACTTTGCCCAATATAAATTTTACCTGTTGGTGATGTTATTTTATATATACCACAAATTTTATTCACAATTTTATTGAATT